ATGTGGAAGTTTATTTGTTCGAAATTTTTATTGATCTGTTTATATTTTACTATAAACATTTCTATGGGTATAGTAAACAGGGACGGAGCTTTATACATGGCTACCGGTGTTGATAACTCCGGTTTGTACGCTGGTCGCCGGGAGGCAATGGGGATAATTAAGGTGATGGCCGGACAGATTACATCGTTCGATGTCTTTTCCGGCATTGGGATTAGTGCTGCAACAGCGTTCGCCAGTGCTGCTAAGAGCTCTTATGACTTCGAAAAAGAGTTTCAAAAAAACATACTGGAAGTGGCGACGATCTCTACGCAGGTAGAAGGCAGTATGACTGACTTTATGAACCGGGTAATGGCAATTACTCAGGAAATACCGGTCAAGGCTCCTGAAGCAGCAAAAGCACTATATCAGATCGTTTCGGCTGGGCATGATGGGGCAGACGGAATAAATGTGCTCGAGGTGGCAGCTAGATCTGCAATTGGAGGTATGACAGATACGGCTACGGCGGCCGATGCTATTACTACCCTTATTAATGCCTACAAATTGAGTGCATCGGATGCCGAGAGAGTTTCGGATCAACTTTTCACGACTGCTCGACTGGGTAAGACAACATTCGGAGAGCTGGGACAATCTATTGCACAGGTTGCACCAATTGCGGCCAGCTACGGCGTTGAAATGGACCAGGTGTTGGCCGCTGTTGCTACGCTTACTAAATCTGGTACTCCGACGGCACAAGCTATGACACAGATACGGGCTTCGATAATAGGAGCATCTAAAGTGTTAGGTGATGGTGCATTCAATACACGCACATTTCAGGAAGGACTAGCGGAGATTGCGGCTAGAGCTGGCGGTTCAGAGTCTAAACTACGTGAACTAATTCCGGAGGTCGAAGCTGTGAATGGAGTTCTTGGCTTAACAGGGATCAAGGCCCAGGATGCGGCGGAACATCTTAAGGCAATGAATGATTCGACTGGTGCCACTTCTGCAGCATTTGAACTCATGATGAATGATGTTGATAAGCAAATGACTCTTTTATCAAATAATATTCAGGCCGCTCTTCGTCCAATGGGACAAGCAATATTGAAAGAAGTTTCAGAGGTTGCCACAGCATTTAATGAAGCATTTGAGAATGGTGATGTTGAGCGTGCTATCAAATCTCTTGGTGATTTAATAGTAATAGTTACAGGTGCTTTTATCGGTTATAAAGGAGCTGTAACGGCTTCTACTGTTGCTCAGAATATCCATACAAAAGCATTGGTTGTTAGTCGGCTGGCTTCAATACAGCATATAACGACGAGTAAATTGATGACAAATGCCATTAAAGCACAGACTGTCGCTTTGTTAAAAAATATAGCAGCTTTGGCTACAAATCCCTATGTTTTAGCAGCTGCCGCAGTTGCAGCATTAGGATACGGATTGTATAAATATGCAACACAGGCGACTGCCGCAGAAAAAGCTACTGCAGCACATAATAAGCGAGTTAAAGAACTCAGTGAGTGGGCAGATAAGACAAAAGAGAGCGTGGACGGTATGCTCTCCTCTTTGAAAGATGAAAATGTTCTTATGTCAAAGAAGGTTGAAATTTACAGAAACCTTCAATCTCTTTATCCGGATGAACTAAAAAATATTTCCCTTCAGAACTTTCTTTTGATGGATTCGGTGCAGGCAAATAATTTATTAGCGAAAGCACTCGATGATAGGATTAAAGCTCAGCAGCGAGCGGATGTTAATGCTATTGAAGCTGAAATGAAAACCAATGATTCACGAATAGCTACATTGGATAGCAAGAGCGGAATGGATACATCTATAGGAGAGTGGTTTGAATTGCGCCGTTTGAAGTCGAGAAATGAACAATTGAAAATAGAATATGAGAAGGCAAAAGATATAGTAATTCAGGGTGTGAAGGATGAGACGGCGGCAAGGAAGGCCGCAGAGGATTTGAATAATGACAATGAAAAAGGAGAAACTGTCCTCCAGCGAAAAATCGCTCTTACTAAAGAATTGTCAGATGCTGAAGTCAATTTAAAAAAACTCCGTGCGCCAGATTCTACCGCAAAAAACAGCGAGATAAAAACGGCAGAAGATAAGGTCAAGGAGATAAAAGGTAAGCTGGAGGCTTTGACAGGCATATCGGGTAAGAAAGGTGGCAAATTGAAACAAGCTCAAGCGGACCTTGCTCGCTCTATCCTCGACAATGAGTTAAAACTACAGGCCGATCGTATTGCCATAATGAAAGATGGCAAGGACAAACGAGTGCTGTTAGCCGATCAGGAATATAAAGAAACCATTGCCGCTATCCAGAAAGAGAAAGAAGAATATCGAAAGAAAATCAAAGAAGCCAAAGGTAAGGAAGATCCTGCTGTCCTTTCTACTTTTACCGATCGTGAAAACTCTGCTAAAGATAAGCGAAACAACGATGTTGCCAATATCGCAAAGGATTATTCCGACCAACTGAAATCAATCCAAAACGATGTTGATTCTCATTTCCGGAGCCAACTGGATAATCGTTTGATTGAGATCGATAGCTACTACAAAGAGCAGATCAAAATAGCCAAGGAAGCCGGCGAAGAAGAGGAAGGGGACTTTATCCAGATGCTTATCAGAAAGCAGCAGGCGGAAAGGGAATACGCCCGGAAAGAATCAGCTTTGTCTACAGTCGATTTTAAGGAACAGGTAGACCTCGGCCATCTTGAAAACAAGTCCAATGACACCTACTTTGTCGAAGAGACCGAACGACAGAAAACAGAAATTGTACGCAAATATGCCCAAGAACGTATAACCATCCTCGATAGTATGGGGGATGAGCAGTCCAAGAAAGACGCCGAACTTTTAAGGATCGCTGTCGAAGGATATGATAAGGCCCTGTCAAAACCAAGTAAGAAATCAATCAATAACCTGATTGATGAAAAAGCCATAAAGGCATTACAGAAGCGCTTTATGGATCTGGGTATGTCCGAGGAGGAAGCGAAAGAAAAGGCGATCGAGTATGCAGAAGGCTTTAAGGGCAAGATGCAGATGGTGGCCGATGTAGCCGATAGCCTGAAAACGGCTTTTGGAGGCATCTCTGATGAATTGGATATGGCCTTGGATGCTGTTAGCAATATCGCTCAGGGATTTGCCGAGGGAGGACTAATCGGAGGTATCTCTGCGGCAGCCGGCCAACTAGTCAGTGTTGTCAGCAATCTGTTTACTGCGAAGAAGGAAATTGATAAATCCATGGTGGAAGGGTATGAAACCTATATGGATGCTATCAATGACCTTATCGATACCCAGGTTGCCCTCCTTGATAAATTGGGAGGCATGGCGTTTGGTCAAAATATCATTGACACAACAAAGGATATCGCCAAATCTATCGCGGCCAGCCGTACATTGTTCAATGAAGCGATGAGAGCCGGCTCCGGTATGTTTTCTCATAGCGACGGTTACAAGGCCAACAAGATGCTGAAAGGGTATGTCAATGAACTTCGCGAAGTAGGTATCTACACGACCGATTTAAGCCGGATGACTAATGAACAGCTGGCCTCGTTGAAGAAATTGCCGGAGGTTTATGCCCGTCTTCCGGAAGGACTGCGTAAGTATATTGACGCCATCGCTGAAGGTATTGATAAAACGGAAGAATTTAAAGATCAGATTCAGGATACTGTTCTTGGTCTGGATTTCACAAGCATAACAGATATGATTGTAAATTCCGTTACCGATCCATCAATAGATAATGCTCTGGAAGAGCTTGAAGTCAATATCGATAAAACGATTGCCAGTATAGCCCAGAACATGCTTCGTCGTAATATGTTACTCGGCCCATTAGAGAAGATGACCAATGACCTATATAAGTCGATGGAGAAGAAGGATAAGGATGGTAATACTTATTACAAACTGACAGCTGAATCGGCTAAGAGTTTCAAGGATAATGTATTGGGATTGGGTAAACAATTTCAGGATGCATGGAAGGAGTTGGAAGAGGCTTTTAGTTCTAGCGGCATTGATCTGATGCCTAAAGATCAGGAGACGACGGAAGATGTATCGGATAACTCCCTGAAAGGAGCCTACGCTAAAGCTAATCAGGAGAGTATTAATTTACTGGCCGGACAAACCGGCGCCCAACGTGTTGCCATCGAGAGTATCCGTGAGCAGATGCAATTTATCCGTGACCTACAGGTACAAGGCTGGAAAGATGTGACAGCCATTAAGGAATTAGTCGGCAAGCTAAAAGAAGTATCCGATAAGATATATAATGCAGTAGATGAGATAAAGGGGCATACCGGTGAACTGTCTGAATACTCTGAGAGGACGGTTAATGCCGTGGAAGGAACGTTGAACGTAAAAGTGAAAATGTGATGACAATCGACGGAAAAAACATAAATGAATGGGGTTGTACGTTGTTGGAAGGCTCTTTCGACGACCTGTTGAAATATCCGAAGCGTAAAGCTGTAACTACTCGGGACTGGGCTGAATCGAATGGCATTGTCCCGGACTTGTCGGAGGTGGAGTTCGAAGCCAGGACAATCAAGTTGTCTTTTTTTATGGAGGCTTATGGAGATGTCGAGTTCTGGCGCCGGTATAACAAGCTGACGTCTGACCTGTCTGCTACTGGCTACCGGGAAATGAACCTGATTGAAGGTATGACAAACCGGCTTCGACTGAACGCAGGGGTTAAATACGAGTTACCGGTATTTCTGAATGAGAATAGGAATTGCTCAGTTCTTGACCTAGATTTTATAGAGGATAATTTTACTAGAGTCTCAGCGTATCCTTCCGGTGGGATAAGCCTGCGCGGTCAGTTTGCGATAAACGGCTATGACTTCGGTGAGTTCGGTATCGGGTGCGACGACGGTCTGGAAGATGTATTGAAGACTCCGGCCTTGAAAGATCCTTTTACGGACGGTCGGAACATCGACCTTACAACGATCCGGACCCAACACAAGACGATCAAGTTGTCGCTTTGGATGATGGCAAAAAGCGTAGGAGAGTTCCTGAACAACTATCATGCCTTTTTTACCCAGCTTTCGGGTACCGGAACACAGAGCTTATATATTAATACACTAGGTGCTACAACACAGGTCTATTACTCTGACTGTCCGTCTTATACGGTTGAGATATGGCAGGAGACGGATATCATGGTCCGGTTTACAATCTCTCTCGTGATTCCGGTAGTAACCTGGGTTGACACCGGTGGCGTGACAAGGTACAGAGTATTACAGGATAAAGAACTCGGTCTATTGGCTGATGAACAAGGTAGAATTATAGTATTTAATTGATATGGCGACAGGTGAATTTGATATAATTTATGCGAATGCATTACCGGCTGCGACGAACGTGACCGACAATGATATGATCCTTATCATTCAAGGTGGAAGACCGAAACGTGCTTTGCCTTCCACAATGAAGGGGCGACCAGGTGATCCTGGGTTAAGTGTTTACTTGGGTGTGGATGCTACATCTATCCTTTGGAAGCAGGGGCCATCCGGTACTTGGCAGAATCTTATTTCCTTAGAGAAAATCCGTGGTCCGAAGGGAGAGAAACCTTTGTTCCGGAAAGTCGAAGGTACTCTTCAGCTGAAGTATGAAAATGAACCAGACTCCGCCTACAAGAGCATTTTTGACCGAGAAGAATTGAAAATGAAGTTTTCGGATCTTACTGCGGAAGAACGCGACTTGCTAAGATTGCATTATTCTGATCTGACTGGGGCGGAGAAGGCGGAACTGATGAAACCGGCTACCGACGCGGCGAAGACCGTAACGGATAAGATGGCTCAGATCGAGCAAGATGCGAACCTGAAGATTGCTGATCTGACGACTTTTGAAACAACGGCCAAAGAACAGGAAGCTGATCGTGTTGACGCAGAGAAGAAACGAAAAGCCGAGGAAGGAATACGGAAAACCGACGAAGCGACCCGTAAATCAGACTTTGAGAAGTTAAAAACAGATGCCGGCGAAGCTACGAGTAATGCTAATACCTCTGCAGCGAATGCAGACGAAAAGGCGAAAGAGGCCGAACGGCAGACCGGTTTAGCCGGTGCAGCGGCGAAGAACGCCAACGACGCTGCCGCAGATGCTGTCAAGGCAAAAGAAAATGCAGATAATGCGACGAAATCGGCAAATGACGCTGCCGGAGCCGCAAATGGTGCAGCAGAGTTAGCAAATACTGCCGCTGGAAAGGCAAATACTGCTGCATGTTTAGCAGAAGAAAAAGCCGGATTGGCCAATACGGCTACAGAGTTAGCTAAATCAGCAGCATCCGCTGCACAGGAAATGGCAGATAAGCAACCTATCTTCGATATTTATGGAAATGTTTATTTCTGGGATCGGACGTTAAAGGATTATGTCAAGAGCGACATAAACTTAATGGGAAAACCATTTAGTATAGCAGAAACATATCCTTCGGTAGAAGCTATGAAAGCGGATGCCGATAATGAAAAAATCCCATTAGGATCTTTTGTTGCTGTTAGTATACCAATACCTGATGTCCCTGAAGGAAGTGATACAGAAGAGCCAGATACGGCTAAACTCTACATAAAGAATGAACACGATGGTGTAATCAGTTTCAATTTTATCGTAGATATGTCCGGTGCACGAGGATTTACAGGTAAGACTCCGCAAATTAGTATCGGATTGGTAACGAAGGACGAAAATCCTTCAGCCTCTTTATCTCCCAATGGAACAGATCCTAATGGGAACCCTAAGTTTCTACTGAATCTCGTATTACCGAAGGGGGATAAAGGCGATAAAGGAGATGTAGGTCCTATTGGCCCTGAAGGGAAACAAGGAGCAACCGGTCCACAAGGTCCCGTCGGTGCCGCATTTACTTACGATATGTTTACTTCGGAGCAGCTAGCCTTATTGGTTGGTCCTGTTGGACCCATTGGTCCGAAGGGCGAAAAGGGCGACAAAGGGGATAAAGGCGACAAGGGGGATCAGGGTATACAAGGTATTCAGGGGCCAATCGGTCCCAAAGGTGAGGTTGGCTTAACTGGCTCGGCAGGAGTAAAAGGCGATAAAGGAGATACTGGTGCCCAGGGTCCGCAGGGCTTACGCGGTGAAAACGGTATATCCTGCGACTGGCAGTGGTCCGGTACCAGTTTGCGTATCTACGGAGCTTCCGGGTGGAGTAGCTATGTAAATTTACTTGGCCCTCAAGGTCCGAAGGGCGACACTGGAGCGACTGGACCCGCTGGTGCTAAAGGAGCAACTGGAGCTCAGGGGGCAACTGGACCTGCCGGAGCAGCTGGAACAAACGCCACTATCACTGGTGCATCTGCTACTATCGATGCCAATGTCGGTACGCCATCTGTTACAGTCAGTCTTGGTGGTACGGCTTCGGCCAGAACTTTTACGTTCGCTTTTAAAAATTTGAAAGGAGCAACCGGAGCGACAGGAGCAACTGGTCCGCAAGGTCCCGCCGGTGCTCGTGGAGCGACTGGTCCAGCTGGGTCAAATGGCTCTAATGGAGTTTCCTGCGACTGGCAGTGGTCAGGAACCAGCTTGCGGATTTACGGTGCATCCGGTTGGAGCAGCTACGTAAACCTTAAAGGCGCAACGGGGGATAGAGGCGCAACAGGTGCGACCGGTCCTCAAGGTCCAAAAGGCGATACTGGAGCGCGTGGAGCAACAGGCCCTCAAGGTCCTCAGGGTCCTGCAGGCGCATCCGGAGCAAACTGGAATGGTGGGACCGTTGGTACTAATATAATTATCAGTCGTAGTTATCCCACTCTATACTTACGTGACAGTAATAGTGAATGGCGAATTCAGAACTCACCTTCAGAAGGAGTGAATTACTGGTATAATTCAAGCCAAAAATTCAGAGTCGCCACTACGGGAAACGTATATTGTGCTGGTGAATATTCAAAACTGTCAGACATACGTATTAAAAACCGTATTGAAGACTTGAACAATGTACTAGATAAAATAAAGGGGCTTAGTGTCTTTTATTATACTCGTACAGATTTAGAAACAGAAAAAAGGCATCTTGGTGTTTCCGCCCAAGAAGTAATTGAAGTGTTTCCCGAGGTTGTTAGTTTATACGATGAGCTTTACTCGGTGGATTACAGTTCGTTGGCAGCCGCCGTAGCTATAGCCGGCCTGAACGAGGTTAGAGAAAGATTAGAACAATTGGAACAAAAATTATCAGCGTAATGAAGAAAGAAGAAATTGTGAATTTGAATCGTACACTATTGTATGTGTCGTTCGGAAATATGAGTAAGGCCGGAAAGTCGGCCATGATGCGTAACCTGGTCCGGTTAGGGAAACACTCGAAGGAGATCGAGGAAGCTATGAAGATCGCTTTCGATAAATTTAAGCCGACCGGCTTGGATGATATTATGAAAAAGAAAGACCGGTCTGAATCGGAACAGAAGGAATTGAATGAATTGACTCAAAAGTTTGATTCGGACATCAAAGATTACACGTCTGAGCTCCTGGCCGAGGAGGTTGAGATCGAGATGCACTATATCTCCGATGCTGACTTTGATGATTTGGTAGATGCTACTTCTAAGTCGACAAAGGAATTGACTGCCGGTAACTTTATGTATCTCCGGGAATACCTGGTAAAGGAATGATCTGGATTATCATATTCGAGATCGTATTCTGGGTACTGCATCACGTCAGTACCCGGAATGTTAAATCAGATGTTGAGTTGTGGGGGAAAGAATTGTAAAACGTATAAGTATAACATTATGAAATTTATAGTACTTACAGATAAAGGGATAAAAGGAAATATCCCATTTGAAGGAGCGTATGAAGATACAGTGAAATACAAAAATCCTAAAGCCGAATTTACGCGTAAAGAATGGTGCATAGATATTAATTCTTTGGAAGAACTACTAGTTCTAATGAACAAATATGGAGCCTTAGTCGTAAGCCAAGAATATTATAGTCGTGCTGAGATACCGACAATTATGCTATTTGATGAAAATTGTGGTGCATAACAACTTACTAAAAAAACCTTACGGTGTATAGGTAGCCGTAAAAGAAAATGAAATTCATAGTTAGTACAATTGAAGAAATAGACGGTAAACCTCTATTTAAGGAGGCTTACAGGAGTACTGTTGAATGTAAAAATATCCACGGGCAAGAATTTACTGAAGAAGTATGGTGCATAGATATTAATTCATTGGAGGAATTTTACGTCTTGGTAAAAGAATATGGCAACCTTGCTTTATTTTGTGAAGACTTTTATCGTGAAGAAATTCTCAAAATCAATTTATTCGACGAAGTATGTGGTGCATAACATAAAACCGCCCCGAATCTCGCGACCCAGAGCGGTTCAAAATATTAAACTCCTTCAAAGAAGGAGGTGTATGCAGCAAAAGTAATGTTTAATTTAAAAAAATGTAGTATGAAAAAGATTTTATTTTTAATTGTGGCTTTGATTTCTTTGATTTCAGGAAACATTTACGCCCAGGAGGTAGTCACGGAACCTTCAACCTCATTTGTAATTGACCTCGGAACGTTTACCGGCATCGTAGCTGTTGTGTCAACCTTAGTTACTCAGATCACAAAGGTTGTTCCGGCTATCTCGGACAGTAAGCTGATTAAGATCCTGATCTCAGTCGTTACCGGTATTGCGGTTTGTATGGCCTGTTGGCTGCTAAAGGCAACTCCGTTACTCAATGATCTCGTGTGGTGGCAGAGTCTACTGTATGGTTTGGCTGTCGGATTGTCCGGATGCGGTTTTTACGATATTGTCAAAGCAATTGGAGGTCTGTTCGGCAAGCAGGACGAAGTGATACATTATAATAAGTAGTAAAAAAACTCCGCCTCCGAACTTCGCAGCAGGGAGGCGGATACCTTAGTTCCTTTTTTATAAATAGCAATTTATTCAGATGACTTTGTTAAATCATTGATTGTTTAAACTATTTACTTTGCAGGGAAAGCTTAGATAATCAATTAGTATTGTATATTTGTACTCTAAAACACACTAGTATGAAAGTTTATATTTTGTTTATCCTATTTTTCATTTTGAACGTATCATGTTCAAAAAAAGATGAGAGTTATGATGATATTTTAAAAATTACACCGGAATATCTACTGCAAGCTTTGCAAAAAGGATTATCCATACAGGATATTAAAGAAACTTCAGGTTCCTATAAAATAGTATTCAGTGATAATAGCAAGGTTACTTTTGTATTAAGTAAGGGACTATTTTATACAAAGATAGAAAAGAACTATTGGTGTATAAATGGAGAAAATACAAATATAAAAGCGAGCAATACAAATGCAGAATTATGGTCTATGGATGTAGACACTATAGGAAATTGGATAATAAATGAAGGAAGGACAAACATAGCGGCAGATATGCCGCTGGATGCTCTGGATGCTCCTACAATTAAAAACATAGTACAGTCAACCAATTTCTTCTATTTTTATTTTACTGATAAAACATTGCTTAGATTTGTTAATCAGAAAAATGGTAATCAGACTAACCATGATAAGCAACCACTCCCGGTTCATCCTAAATCTTTAAAAATATTATGTATAGGAAATAGCTTTACGGAGGATGCAACAAATATATTACCTAATATCATTCAATCGGCAGGTATAAATAATATTTGTATTGGACGCCTGCTCATCGGTGGTGGATATCTGAAACAATATTATAATAACTACATGAATAATTCTTCCGAAGGATACTATCAGATAACAGATGATCATTTGAAATGGAAAACAATATCGGAAAAATTCACATTGAAACGAGCTTTACAGTATGCAGATTGGGATATTATAACATTTCAGCAAGTATCTTATGAGGCAGGAAGATTTCAAACGTATCAACCTTATCTTTCCAATTTGATTGATATAGCAAAAAAAGAATGTAAAAACTCTACGCCGGTTTTTGTTTGGCAAATGTCTTGGGCGTATGGAACCGGATGTACAGAGGAAGTTTTTGGCAGGTATGGATATAATCAAATGAAGATGTACAACGATATCATTAATGCGACTAAAATAATGATGGGGCAATCCGATATAGATATTGTAGTACCAATTGGTACTGCGATTCAGAATTTAAGGAATACCCCTCTTGATAATCCCCCGTTAGATATTACCCGTGATTTTCGTCATCTGGATCAAGGAGTAGGAATATATACTGCCTCCTGTACATTCTTTCAGGCATTAATAGCTCCCGTTTACGATATTCAGATTTTTGAGACTCCATTTTTGAGACTTTTACATGGGAGTATTTCTGTTACTGAAAATAATTTTAGAATCTGTCAGCAAGCTGCTGTAAATGCCTGCAATATGCCATTTCATGTAACAAAGTAAAGTTGAATATCATTCAAATCACTGTAGATGTGAATTATAGTCTACTTTAATGTTTGCCACTTAAACACTGTGTAATTAGTATTTAAGTGGCAATTTTTTTACATCTCCGTTTTGTAAAACTGAACTTTTGGTTTTGCCAATTATATATTGAAACTCTCATATCGAATCGGCTTTCTACTAGACATAGCGATCTGCCTGGTGAAAAGGGGTATAATGACTCAAAATATAGAATGATGTGAAAAAACGCATTCGAACTTTACGGGAGGGAGTAATAATCTTACTCTTACAAGAGTAAGATTATATTTTAAGATATGAAAATTAAGCGGGGAAATAAGGTATTATGTGATGCCTATCTGAAAAATAATAGCTTCACGGTTGATGAGATCATGGGTGAGCAAACGCTTACCCTAAACTTCTTGTCCCGTGATGTTATTGATTTTGAGGTTGGTGATTACGTGGAATGTGAGGGTGAAAGGTACAAGATCCGGTATAAGGAGAAGGTTACTAAGCGGGAGAAGTCGCTTGGCTGGGAGTATAATATACCGTTTTATTCAAGCAAGTATGATCTGGAAGACGTTGTATTCTTTTTGAATGGCGAACCTGAATATAAGAAGAACTTTGACTTTTATACTGGTACGGCAAGACAAATCCTTGAATTGATCGTTAAAAACATGAACAGGGAGGATTCCGGCTGGAAAGTAGGATCGTGTATAGAGTCCCGTCCTATAACCATCTCATTTAAGGATAAGAGCGTCGGGAATGTCTTGGATGATACGGTCAAACAGATTGATACCGAGTATTGGATATCTCAGAAAACTGTCAGTATCGGAAAGAGAAAATACGACAGTAATGGCCTTGTATTGGGACAAGGTGAAGGTCTTGGATTTACCGAGCTGGAAGTGTCGTCTGTTGATGAAGAACGGCCGACAACGGTTATTTTCCCGTATGGATCAGATAAAAACCTGGGACCGGATTACGGGGCAGACTATTTGATGTTACCAGGCGGGCTGAAAGAGATGTCGAAGAATACCGAGAAATACGGACGGTTAGGGCAGAAGAAGATACAGTTTGATCATATCTTTCCGAAAGGTGAATTTTTAGTAACCGCGAAGATCGACGATCTTACATTACAAGCATCCGGTATCGACTTTAATTTGAAAGACTGTTTATTGGATGAAGTGGAGGCAATCGTCACATTCCAGGACGGCGGTCTAGCCGGATATGATCTGGCTATCGTCAAAGAGAGTGTGGATGACAAGATAAAGCAATTTAAGCTCAAAGAAAACAAAGAGGAAAATGCTTTGACGGTCCCTGGCGATATAAACTTCGCTGTTGGTGATAAGTTTATCCTTACCGGCATAAAGATGCCGCAGGTTTATATAGATGATGCATCCAATCAACTGGCGGAAGAAGCCCAGACTTGGCTCGACGAACATTGTGAGAAGCGTATCCAACTGAGAGGGAAATGCGACGAAGTGCTGTTCCGGCAAATGAACCTATTCATTGCCTGCGGGCAGATGGTCGGGGTTTATTCCGATCAGCTAAAGATTGATCGGGAGATTCGTGTGACTAAGGTTAAGCGTTATATCGAAAATGATGATAAACCGGCATACCGGTACGAGTTAACCTTATCTGACTTCCTGCAGGGTAACGGCTTCAAGGACTTGGTTGATGATGTCGATAAATTCCCGGATGAAATCGAGGATAAAGTTAAGCCGGTCCGCGAGTGGACCAAACGGTCATGGCGTGATGTGATGGAGACGTTAGGTATGATGTTCGATCCGGAGGGGGATTATTTCACGGAGCTCATCAAGCCGCTGGCTGTACATACGGCTCAGCTGATTGTCGGAACCAACTCACAACAGATGGATCTGGTCGGAGTGAAGTTTATTCCTAACGCTGATAACGACCCAAACTACTTCAAGAACACAGCCGGTAAGTTAGTGCATTTCACTGTAAGCGAAGTAGTCCGGGAGTGGTCTATCCCGGAGGCTTCCTTTCGTTTAAGTAATTCGCTTGCCTATTATGTATATGCCAAGTGTCCGAAGGAAGGTAGTGCAGGTTCTATACTAGTTTCTGAACGTCAAATTAAGCTAGAGGCAGAAGCCGGTTATTATCATTTTTGGATTGGCGTATTGAACACTCCGGAGGATAGTGTTCGTTCCTGGAATCCTAACTATGGTTTTACCGAGGTAGCCGGGCAGACGATCACGACCGGTGTTATTAAGGACAAGTTGGCTCGATTGGTAATTGATTTGATGAATGCCCATATCATAGCTCAAAATGGAGCTACAATTTCGGGAAAGATTTTGTTCGGTGAAGGAACATCTGGTTTGGAAAATATAAAGGAATGGCCAGCCGCAAAAAAAGTGATTGACGATGCCGTTAGAGAAATAGACGAAACGAGTAAAGCTTTGACTGATTTTGAAGGAACTGTGAATGGAGCCTTTAAAGACGGAGTTATCGAACAGGCTGAAGCTAAGGCTATCGAGAAGTACGTCAATATTCTCAATACAGAGAAGGCCGATGCAGATGCTGTTTACAATAAGTTGTACTCCAATATATATCTTTTAGGTTCACCGAAAACAGACCTGCTTAACTCGAAGATTACTTATAATGGTGCTCATACTGAACTAATCAAGGCGGTGAATGATGCCATCGCCGACGGTTGTACAACCGTTGCCGAAAAGAATAATGTCGATAGTAAGTTTACAGCTTATAAAAATGCTATTGCCGATTATAAATCGAAGGTGGAAGCAGCCAATAAGTCCATTCAGGATACGCTTAAAGGTTACTCGGACGAAGCTCTTGCAAAAGGTAAAGAGGCATTTACGGCCGCCAGCAATGCCCAGACTTCTGCAAATCAAGCTCAACAATCTGTATCAGGCCTGGGAAATTACATAGATGGCGCTTTTTCTGATGGAATAATAGAGGAGTCTGAAGCCAAAGCAATAGAAAAGTACATTAATACAGTAAAGACGGATAAGTCAGCTGTCGAAGCTACATATAATAAGTTATATGTCAATAGCTATTTGACCGGTACCGCAAAATCGGGATTACTCAATGCAAAGGTGACTCTGTTTGGAGCGATTGACAATCTACTGTCGGCAATCAATAGTGCTATTTCTGATGGCAAAACAACAGTTGCGGAGAAGAATAATGTCGACAGCAAGTTTTCATTATTCAATTCAGCCATGTCCTCATTTAATACAGCCGTGGAAATAGCGAACAAGGCTATCCAGGAACGCTCAAAGGCTACTCGGATAATGCGGCTTCAAATGTACCAGATTCATTTAAAAATTCTTTGGCCCAGCGTTTAGGATATGCTAACTATGCAGCATTAGAATCCGCCGCCGATGCCGGTAATACAGTCGTTAAAGATGGTAAGATTAATACTGTTTTGGTTGAAGCTACAGCGATTGTAACTAAAGGACTTACGGCAGCCATGATTCAGGCTCTTGATATTGTAACAAATCGCTTGACAGTTACTAATGGGGCAAAGATAGGAGACTACTCCATAGAACAAGGTGGAATAGATGCTGTGTTTACCGATTGGAATTCAACTCCAAAGTTTAAATTGTCAAATAATACTGCCTATAACAATTCGACAAAGTATTTTTCAATGGGTATGTCTAATTCTTTGTTTGCTAAAAATACGAGAACAACTTTTCCAGGTGGTAATTATATAGACAAACCGCCGGGCTCTGGGAATTCGTATTTAACTTTTGGTCGTGTACATAATATATATAGTGACTGCGCATCTGCCCCTGACAAAAAAACAACGATGGTTATCGAGTCCATGGGGGCTGCCAAAGGTAATACTGCTCTCGCGTTAATAGGTGCCCTACAAGTGACTGGGGGAGTATCTACGCTAGAGAATCACGGTAGGGACTATTTTTTGAGCGAAGGCGGACCAAAGTATCGTAGAATCATATTTTCAAAGACTAATCAAATAGTATATCTACCATCGACAGACGACATACTTGCTTATTTCGGTAAATTACCTGAAATTACCGGAGAAGGCATTATACAAGGTGGAAATCCTTATCATGGCATAGATAATTCTTGGTTTACTTTCGAAATTTTCCGCGTACCATGGGCAACAGGGGCAACAACCGTCAGAGGTAGTTCTTCCGGAAATGGGGACTATGCAGGTATCTCCGGGACTCCTCTATATTCCGGTAGAGACCAGTATAGTTACGGGCAATTCACTCTCAATCCCGGGGAATTTGCGATAGTGAGTTTGATCAATAGAACATGGTATGTATTATATAAAGGAAAGGGATGGTAATGAATATAGTAGTAGATAAAAGATCGGGATACATAGTAAATCCTGAAACATTAACAGAAGGAGCTAATTTAGATTTTCTCAATAATTTCAAAAATTTGGAAGGGGAAATAATCTTACCTCCACATCTGGAAGTCATTGAAATGAATAAGACCAGGTCTGATCCTGATAAGCCTTATCATTACAAACACTATTACTATATCAATGGCATAGTAGAGTGTCGGTATATATTAAGTACGGACCTGATCGAGAAAAAGATTGATCGGTTAAAAAAAGAACTCTCTGACTCCGACTACATTGTGATTAAATCCTATGAGGCAACAATGATCGGACAACCGGTAGAGTACAACATGAGCAAAATACATGTTTCCCGACAAGAGTTACGGGATAAGATAAATGAGTTGGAAGAACTATTAAATCAAGAAGGAGGTGAGAAGTGAACATAGAATTAACGGACATAATAACAATCGTCGGAACGATGGGAGGGATTGAGGGGGTAAAATGGGCGGTCCGTGCCTGGCTGAACCGTAAAACGGATGCCCGCAAAGAGGATGCGGCCGCTGATGCGTTAGAGATTGATAACGAGAAGAACCAAGTAACTTGGCTGGAGGATCGTATTACCCAACGCGATTTGAAGATTGACGCCTTGTATGTCGAACTCCGTCAGGAACAGTCGGCAAAACTTGATGAGATACATAAAAGGCATGAGGCCGAACTTGCTCTAAAGGATGCAGAACATAACCGGTGTGACCGTCCGGACAGTGAATGTGGAAGAAGGATTCCACCCCGGAGAAAATTAGATTTAAAAGATAAGGAGGAAAAAAATGAAAAAGATTGATACAATTATTATTCATTGTTCGGCCACAAAAGCCGGACAGGATATCAAAGCAAAGGAGATTGACCGTATGCACCGGACGCGCGGGTTCAACCAGATCGGCTATAACTATGTGGTCGACTTGGATGGGACAGTTGAAACCGGCCGGCCGCTTACTGTCTCTGGGGCACATTGTATCGGCTATAACGATCACAGTGTAGGTATTTGTTATGTTGGTGGCCTTGATGCTGCCGGTAAGCCTTCCGATACCCGGACACCGGCGCAGAAGGCGGCAATGGATGAATTAATTAATGATATCTGCCAGGTTCATGATATTGTCGAATTACTCGGCCATCGTGATACGTCACCGGATCTAAACGATAACGGCATAGTCGAGCCGTTTGAATGGATTAAGATGTGTCCGTGCTTTGACGTTCGGGAAGAATACAAATCATTTTTGAAACCTGTGATTGTCCGACCATGAAATATGCATTATTATATATATGTATAGCGCTGTTTGTTTCCTGCGGTACCTCTAAGCGTTCTACAGATGTAGACAGGCATATGTCTACATCTGTTAGTCTATCTGATAGCCTACTACGAAGGGACAGCGTTTTAAGCCTGGAACAGCTTTTATCAAATGAAAGGCTACATGCTCATATTATCGTAACTGAATGGTCAAGTCCAGACAGTGTCGGTCTGCAATTCCCGGTCCGGACAACCGAAGTAGATTTGAGCCAGCAAAAAGAAGAACAGTCTGTAAAATCAGATCAAGCCGGATCTGTGATCACTCAGGTAAAGAAGGAAGACGGTAGTAAGGTCGTATCCGAAAAGAAGAAGGAGTACGTAAAAACTGATACTCGGTTGATTCCGATGTGGGTATGGTGGCTGTTGACTATTGGTATTGTGATTTATGTCGTTTTTAGACTAAATAAGGATTATTACTAAGATAATGATCGGATTTTCATGGAGTTTACAGATATATGAGTAAAATGTATTAAATTTGTGCGAATTACTCAAAAAGATGGTAAAGAATCAATCAAAAAACCGAAGTCTAGAGATTCGTATAAAAGAAAAGATGGCTTCAACATGGGGATTAGTGTTGTCGGCTTTCTCTATATTTGCTGTGGGATTTTCAACGGGGTGTTACATATCTAATGTCCTTGCAGAGATAAAGTATCGCGAAGTTAAGATAAAACAGCAACAGGAATTTCTTGATTTAAAATCTCAGCATGAAGAGAAAGTTCATGAACTTTCACGGATAATCTATGAACTACAAAAAGAAAATTTGAAATATGGAAGAGAAAAAGAATAAGAATGTAAGCTTTGATAAAATGGTAGTCATTTATGTATTAATAGGACTATTTATTTCTTTTCTGTTTAGTTTGTATTATAACAGCGAACTTGAACACCAATTGAATGATAAAGACCAGCTTATTTCTAATTTAATTAGAAAAGACTCTCTATTACACCAAGTGCTAGATTTTGAATATGACTCAATTAATGGTCAAGAGTATTATTATACAATGAAACGGAAAGATGGTAAGATTCTGAAATATAATGAATTGTCTAATATGCTCGATAGTTTAATTAGTATTTCAAAGATGAATATAGATACTGTTCGTTTAGACTATATGAATCTTATAAAACAATATAATGAGGTTCATAATAATTCTATAATATATAAATCAGCCTTGGATCAAATACAGAAACGATATGATATATCCTATTATGTCGATTCTATTAGTAAAGATACAAAGATTGTTCGTATTGAAGCTAAGAAACTTGATTCTGCCTTGATTCTATATCCATATTATAAAAATAAGATAATTAATATGGAGTATAAAGGTGGTACTATCAAATATGAAGTAGTTAGGGAAAAAAATAATGAGTAAATTATTTTCATAGTTAAGTAGAGTGTTTGGGTGTGATTATCTAGACACTCTTTTTTTGTGCTTTATCTGTCAAATACCTGAAGGGTGATACAGTGTTTCTCCTATCATGTAGAAGGATACTACATCTGACTATCACGTGCTGCTCTGGATAGCATAGACATTTTCCCGAAGACTGTCTACGTAACTAAAAAGATACCGGCCCGTCGATGGGGACTGGGAATAATCGGAGGTTACGGTGTCGGCCGGTCCAGATTGTCGCCCTATATCGGTGTCGGTGCTTATTATCGGATTTGGTGAGTTTGTTTGATATTAATACTAGTGTGGCCGTTTTGCTCGTGAGGGTAGGGCGGTTTTGAAACTATTGGCTATTTGGGAAAATTGGAAATATGGTGTTTTGTGTGTATATTACGGGAATATTTTCCTTAAAAAGCTTGTTTTGTGTTGGATAATGCTTATTTTTGCAGGAAAATATTCCTGAAATATGGCAGAAGAAATAAATATAGAATTACAAAAAGTAATAGATGCAGCAGTTAATTCTTCTATAGATTTACAAAGTGTTACTTCTGTTAGAGAGTTATATCAGAAGAGGAAAGAAGAATTGGGGCTGACTGATTATCAAATTCAAAATTTGTTGGAGATGGATAAAAATGTCCTGAATCCAATAATAGATGGTTCCGCAAAATTTATGAATGTTGTTAGTGTTATTAAACTTGCTCATTTTTTGGGGGTGTCAGTGAATGATTTGATTAAAATTTATGTGCCTGAAATGAGACCGGAACAAATAGGCGATATACAGAGGGCTCGTGAAGCTGGTTATATCGTTGAAAATTTTGATACCGTAACATTAACCAAGATAAGGTTTTTTAAGAAAAAGTCTAGCTCTAAGGAAATGTCCCAAAGAATAAAAGACTTTTTTGGATTTAATACAATATATGATTATTCGGAAAGTCTTGTATTTCCAGTATTTAGTAAAACAAAAAGAAATTCGGATAATTTAATTCGCAATTTTTGGGTACAATCTGCATTAGTCCAATTTCAACAAATAAATAATCCTAATAGATATGATCGGGCTGCGTTAGTTGATCTAATGCCTAAGATCAGGCCTTTTACTCGTGATATAGAGAATGGCCTTGTACAGGTCGCAAAAGCATTATTTAAAGTTGGCGTAACAATTATATTTCAACCTTCAATAGAAAAATTACAAATTAGAGGAGCTACATTTTCATGCAATAATAAACCTTGTATTGTTCTTTCTGACTTACAAAAAAATTATCCAACATTGTGGTTTACTCTACTTCATGAGTTACATCATGTCTTATATGACTTTGATGAAATTAAGAAAAGGGTCTTTCATTTAAGTAGTGGTGAAGGAGATATATTTCTAATGAATGAAGAGAGGGCGGATAATTTTGCCTGTGAATATTTGCTTAGTGAATCAAGGTTGCGTTATGTTTCTGGGTATATAAATTCAAAGAAGATAGTAGAACAGCTTGCTAAAGAATGGGGAGTGCATTCATCAATAATATATGCGATATATTGCTACAAAACAAATGAATGGCCTAAATATACCAAGTATATTCCCAAAATGGATGAAGCTTTGGAGTTGTTAAATACACACCCCTTTGAAAAAGAAACTTTAATGGAGTCTGTACAACAAATAAAAGATTTAATTTATAATATATAATTGATATGGCTAATAAACAGAAGTTAACTCAAGAAGAGTTAGAGAAAATAGAAAAAGAACGTGAAGAAGAACGAGAACGTCTCTCAATATTGATGAAGGCTGATGAAATAAAAGAAGAAACTTTTTCTTTTGATATTGATGGTCAGATATCGCTTAAAAATGAATTAGAGGATCTTTCTCTCAATGCAATAGATGATCCAGAAACTAAATATAGCCTGTATTATAATGTGATAAATTCACTACTTAAGAAATATCTTCCAAAAGGAGAAGAGCATAAGCAGGCTAGGGATCTAATATATGAGGAAAAGAATACATTCTTAACGCGTGGACATAGAAAGGATGACAAAGGAATTCGTGGTGCAGATGGGAGAATGGGATACATACCAGATATGAATGAATTAGTTAATCTTGTAACAGATTGGATATCTTCAAAGGGAGGAATGTATGATTTATATGTAAAAATAAGAGATTTGAATATTTCTAAAGGTTACGGAGAACCTCGTCTATAGCTCACATCATTGAAAGACTTGAACTTTCTGTTGAAGAGCATATCGCTTCCTGAGTAAGTGATCGTAATAAGCAGTATGTTTGTATAAATAATATAAAATATGGCAACAGCAGAATTTTATGCGAGTTTAGATTATGATTTTTCTATATACGAAGGAGAGGAAGAACTCCGAGGTCTAACTATTGGGGGATTTAATGGTAATAAACCTCTGAATATAAATGACTTCAATCAGTTAGAATTGAAGGCTGCTCGTGATATAATAGCATTTAAATTTAGCCCAATACAAACTTTCAACCAAAGTTCAACGTCGTATGGTTTAAAACATTTAGTTGAAAGTGCTTTGAAAATTGAAACAAAAGGAGAAGTCAACTATGTCAGTAATGGCACTTTGATTCTTGCTATGTATGATGCTGGCTATCGTATCAAAAGAGAGAAGGGGACTTCTCCCAATTGTTATTTCAATGTATCGAAGAAGAGCGTAGACAAACTATCAAAGTTTATAAACAATACAAGGTAATTTCTTGCTATTAATGAATTCTAAATATAGCAATCGAAAAAACATAAATTATTTCATAGTTAAGGTTGGGCGCTCGGATAGTGATATTCGGGCGCTCTTTTTTATCAAAATAGTAATTTCCCATCTTTTTTATCAAGTATTGTTTTGAATACTCTTTTGTATATTTCATATAGTTCTTTTTTGCTTTCCGGACCGGGCCAGTCGGCAAATGATTCTCCGGCGAAGAACTTCCAGGTAAAGATCCTGATTGCGCTTTCAGATATTTCAAGACTATCAAGTATTTCTCTTACTTCCTGCAATCGATCACGTATATATTCGTTCTTATCTGGCACTTCTTCTTGATCGTCGATAATGTTTAGCCTTCGCCAGTCTACATTGTCGTCCACCGGTATAGGCTTGTATTTATGCCGGTAGGGAGACGTATCGGATGTTATGTTCAGCTTTATCATTTGCAGGATATAGAAATCAAGTTCTGTATATTTACCTTGCTTGGAGTCCATGAGCCGGGAAATGTATTCCGGATCCTTCTGTAGTAACATGCACATAACCTCGTTCAATACGTCAATCGCTTCACTTGTCATACCAGCAAGTGAGCAGTGATACTTAGCGTAATCCAGCCACCTGTCGTAACGTTTTTCTATATATTTATTCAATGCCTCACTTGCCATAATTGTCGTTATTTAATATATTTGTTTTTGCTTATGAGAGGGTGGCGCTGTGAGGCGCTGCCTTTTTAGTTAATACGGGAGATCGTCTAAATTTATCTCTCTTTCAGCTGTAACTTGTAAAGCCTTGCGGTTATTCCATTCTTTCTCCACATTCGATATAGCTTCCATCACTTTACAGAATAGGTTTGCTGGCATATAGTCGCTACAGGGATCAATAAAACTTACCTTGCTATTTTCATCAATTCTAAACCGCATTAAAAACTGCTTACGGTCGTCGGTATTCTTCTTCTTTGCCATAGCTCGTTATTTTTTATGTTGTTAATTACCATTCTACTCGAATAGCTTCTAATCCCATAGGATCAGTATGCTTTGAGATTTTATATCCGTATTTCAGCAAGTATGTTATAGTGTCTTGATGCAGATTAAAAAACAATGACATAGTTTGACCACGGCCTGCATCTTCAGATATTATTTTCATTGCCTGAGTCACTGTTAATTGATTTTGTTCGGAAATTCGTCTTGCCTCCGAAGCAGGCAGGTTCTTATTTTCTTCCATGATTCATATTTTTAGGATTTTAACTGCTTATCCAGATAATCTATATATAGTCTTATAGCATTATTACCCGGTAATATTACTATATTGTCATCTCCGAACTCCGCAGAGATTTTCTTTAATTCAATAAGACATGTTGCATCCAGTTCGATATAAAATCGACTATTTTTTTCATATACTTCAAGATGGTTTACTGCATGAGCAAACGAAAAACAATTTTCAACTCTTTTCTTTATTAGTTCTATATCCATATCTTCAGTATTTTTTAGTAGATAAATTCTTTGAAAGCTAATGTGTAAACATCAAATTGCTTTTTTACCACATAGAATGCAATAACATTAGAAGAATGTTGTGCATCGTCAAGTGTTAGAAGAGGGTAGGGATGACCTTCTACAGATTCGATTTGCTTATCTATGTTGTCACCCCATAGCTCAAAGCCTTGTTTAAGACTTTCCAATAATCGCAGAAGAAGATCTTCCCCTAATGCGTTTCTTATTTTGTCCTGATTTCTTAGTGCGTACCTCATTATCACTATAATTTATACAGCCGTAAGCTGCAAAATTGACCTGATGCATCTTTGTTCCCTGGCCTTTGAAACAAGGATATCGAATACACTTTGTACAATCCCTCCTGGGGTATTTGTTAGCGTCTCTCTGCTCTTTAACTCTATCAACACTTAGGTTCTCTTCCATTATTCGTCCTCCTCTGTTTCGTCGAACATGCGTGCCATCATATCGACAATGTTAGTTTGTATATTGTCCTCGGCACCAAGAACGGCATTACTGATATGCTTTTTCGCTTCAATGATCTTGTAGAGCTTTTGGTCGATCGTCCGGCGGCCGAGCAGGTAATAACAGTTCACCGAGTCCTTCTGTCCGATACGGTGTGCCCGGCTCTCGGCCTGATCACAATCTGCATACGTCCAGGGTAACTCAATAAAGGCAACGTCACTGGCTGCCGTAAGGGTGATACCGGCACTGGCCGCTTTGATAGAGCAGATAATAATGTCTGTCTTTGGATTCTTCTGAAAGGCATCAACGGAGGCTTGTTTCTCTTCCATATTCTGCCGTCCGGTGACGCATACGGCGGAAGGGAACGCTGCCAGTAGCCTGTCTACTATTTCATGCAGGTTACAGAATAGGATAATCTTTTTCCCGTTCTCCCGAAAATCCTTTACGAATTCAACTACCTCTTTCAGCTTTCCGCGTGCTGTGATATCTTTTAAGATACCGATCTTAACCATTACTTCTCCTTTGAGAGATTTCTGGATCTTCTCATCGTCAGCTTCTTTGTATTTCTTCAGATAGTTGATCAGATCACGTTCAGCGTCTTGATACTCTTTTCGATTGGTGATATCACAAGTCATTACCTGACGAACCTTATCAGGAAGTTGGGTAAGAACCTTCGCTTTTTCTCTCCGGAAGAAGCAGTTCTTCCAAAGCATGAAATTTAGCTCCTTCAAATTAGAGGCTCCATTGGGTCCAGAACAGTATCTGCTCATAAAGTATTTCCATCCTCCGAAATCGATCATCCGATCCATTATTCCCAGCTGGCATACAAGGTCATTAGGTTTGTTTACTACCGGTGTACCGGTAAGTAGAATGATATATTCTTTTCCGGAAGCGATGCCTTTGCAAAACTTACTTTGCTGAGTCGATGTAGACTTTACTTTATGGGACTCATCTATAATTACTGATTTGAACAGTTTTATCGTCTGATGGAACTCTACATCTTTAAGAGTCCATTTTTCAGACTTTGTGATCCTACGAACGAAATACTTTCGTAGACTTTCGTAGTTTACAATGAAAACCTGGTTCATGCCGGTTTGCCAGAAGAACGGCCAGCTGGTACGCACTGAGTCTGTTAAGACCATAGCTTTTTTATCGGTGAACTTTGCCCATTCTCTTTGCCAGTTTATCTTAACCACATTCGGACAAATAACCAGGCAGGGAAAAGCATTTGCTTTGTTGATCGTAGCAATAGCCTCTAGGGTTTTACCCAGTCCCATATCATCTCCATTAATAAAACGCTTCAGCTGGAGTCCTCTAGCGATCCCCTGTAGTTGATAGGGGTAAGGCTCTATCTTTAACCCGTGATCGCCTTCCAGTTCCGGCATGTCCGGTAGTGTATAGGCTACATCTTCATCGCTTTTTACGGCTTTCTGATCTCCCCAGATAACAGGTTCAAAGTGCTTGATATAGTAAGAGAACTGATCTAGTTCTGCTTTGCCTTTGTTGGTTGCTGGAACGATCCATGCTCCGCTAGCCTTGTCCCACCGGCGGCCGTCAACGGTAATAGATTCTTTAAATTTATCTACTACCTGCTGACGGTACCGGTCAAACTTGACTGCGTAATAGCTCCCATATTGAGTATTTTGCAGTGTAATTAACATAGTGATATTTGTTAAATGATTAAGCGTAAGGGTCAAATGCCGGAACTTCTTCTGCGGCCTCGTTCATTTGCTCTTTCTTGGACTTGCGGCCGCGTTTTTTGGGCTTTTCTTCTATTTCGCCCGTGATATCGGATTCCTCCGGAGCATCGAAATCGAATGACTCTTGCTTGATTCCGCATTTGCCTTCAAAGAGATAAGCGTCTACTTCGTAGCTGCATCGGTCGATAGCTTCCTTCAGTTCCGCGCCATACGGGTAGCCGTCGCCGGATTCATCCTCGTATTTTGTAAACGGCACCGAGAGATTCAGTACTTGTCCGCTTTTCAGCAGCTTTTGTGCCTGAATTGATGCACCGGCAGACTCGTCGTTGCCACCTTTGCTGTATCCGGTAATTATGATGCTTTTCAACTTTTCGTTTAGATCATCATCGGACGGTTCGGCAACATTAACCAGGGTAGCTTCGTGCATTTCGCAAATTTTTACGGCATGCGGTTTAAGACGATCCAGGGCATAACGCAGGTCAGAATGAATAAACTGTTCTGACTCTTTCATGATGTTGTTTTTATAGTTCGCATCTATAAACTTTTCAGTGTACTCAGCTGTAAGCTGGTTGTTCTTCACCTTTACTTTTTGGATTTCGTACACTGGTTGTTCTTTTACTAATTCTTCCATGTTCATTTAAAATTTAGGATTGTTATTATTGTACATTTGTGGAGCCAGGGACATTTCCGCCTTGGCTTTACTGATAAGGGTACGACACCAATCTAATTGATGTGTCGCGGTACGGTTCAAACGCTCACACCAATCAACAAGATATTGCTCTTCTTTGCATAAGCTATCAATGATCGCATTTACGGCTTTGGATGTAGCACCTGCCCGGCTAGCTGTTTCTCGGAGCGTATCGAACACCTCGGACTTCTTTTTTCCGTTTAGAAAGTACTTGGCATCGGCCAGCAGCTTTCCGGTTCGAGCGATATAGACAGCCAAGTCATTTCCTCGGAGAACAGCTTCCTGGACATCTTCGCTCATTGTGATATTCAGATAAGAGTCGATTACTGCTAATTCTTCGGCAATACTCTCGATCGGTGTAATATTCAGATTCATTCTGTTTATTTTAAGATATACTCATGATTGCAACCGGTACAATGGAGGACAGGAAAGCATTCTCCTTTGACTGTTGTCTGGTATTTTTTTACGACCATTGGTGCACCGCATTCCGGGCACTTAGTCGATAATACCCGGATGAACCAGGCAATGACTTGTTTAAAAAACTTCTTCATATTTTTTATTCTATTAGCATCCACCAGCGGAATGCGAGTTCGTCGTATTTTTCTTTACCTTTCAGATAGATAGGATCATCGCGCTTGATGAAGACCTTAAATATCTTCTGGTTCTTTTTAGATATCCCGTATATGAAATCCTGACGGCTTCCGGCAATATCCATATACCAGGCGCGGGAACGGTCCCAGTCGAAAAAATCCACGGCTTCGTCGAACTGTTTTTGAGATTGGGCGAAGGTCGTTTTTAAGTCTCCACCGAATCCAAAGGCCTGTAACCACCAGTCCCATTTACACCGGGTATCAAGAGTGTACTCAAAGTTACCATACTGGAATTTTTGAGCTTTGTTTACCATGAATCGCTGTGTCTCTGCCTTTGCCAGCACTTGTGCCAGGAACTGATCCCGGCGTGCTTCCATCCGGAGCGATTTGATCATAGCCAGAGCCAGCTCCCAATCTTCGCCGGAATACAATACATCGTCCACCATCCGCTTGTCATACCGTACCCGTTCCTGCTCCGTCAGCATTGCATCAACCAGACTGCCAAATTTGAAAGCCTTTTCCTTATCCCCATATTGTGTACGGGGATAGAGGTGGTTTTTTAGTTCTGTCAGGTCTGAGTTACTGACTTCAGACCGGCTGTAATACGTGTCTTGCATCTTCTTCCTGTTGTTCTAGGTAGTCTAATACTAGTTTGTCGAACTCGAATGTGGCGGTGTTAGCAATCATCCAGCGTAGCCATTTCCGACCCTCTGAGGTTTCAATGATCGACTTCAGCCGGGCTGGATTACTCCGGTACTTACCGAAGTTGATCCAGCTTGTGAGGTAAAATTTCTTTCCCATTTTATTTAGCTGTTACATCATCAATGTATTTCACAAAGACAGATTTTATTTCTTCACCATCTTTGTTCATGACCTTCTCGCAGTAGGTGAGCATTTTCTTATGTACCTTCTCCAAATCCTCCATTGACATATTTATGCCTTCGCGAGTAAACCACATCTGATATACCTGTAGAAACCCTTGCGGGTTGGTAATCTGTATCTTCTTCTTAACCTTTGCCTTTGTCGGAGTAGATGGCATACTGGCGGCTGAAAAATCAAATGCGGCCTGTACTTCGGCTGCCGCTTTATCAGCTTCTGCTTTGGCCTTAGCTTCTTCTTCTTTACGTTTGCGCTCTTCTTCCTGTCTTCTTGCCTGTACCTGCTGCTGCTGTCTGCGTATCTCTTCCTGTCGGGCTGCTTCTTCGGCGTTAGTACGACGCAATTCCTCCTGTTCCTCTAATTGTTTACGAAGAGAAGGCAAACGATCAATTAAAGACTGCTTCAGATCATCCAGTTCAAATGAATAGCGGTTTGCAAACTCTACTTTTTTGGTTGATGCTATTTCGTTCTTAATTCTGGTCCGGGTAGCAGCATCCATATAGTATGTCTGAATAGTATCCTTGACATTATTGGCAAAATCCGTCCAGTTGAAAGTTGTATTAACCTCTTTGATTTGTCTACATGCCTCATTATAGGTTGCCAATGTTGTATGGTTGAACATGCCATTAAGAGCATTGATATGACGGCTTACATAGATTGCGTATGTGTTTTCAAGCAGTAGAGTGATATCTGCTTTGTATTGTGCCTTCTCATTCTCTGCCATTTGGATTCTACGAGCCTCTTCCTCTCGCTTTTTCTGTTCTTCCAATTTTTTGGCTGCATATTTATTACGTGCCAGTTGGAGCTTATGTGGGATAGTTCCTGCTGATTTGATATCAATAGAACTTTCAAGCAAAGTGAATCGTTTGGAGATTGCCGTCAGCATTTGAGTGATGATCTTTCGACGCGCATTCATATTTTCTACAGTCTTCTTTGACTTCGCAATGTATTCTTGTACTTCCGTGTCAACCTCGTCCGTGCAAATACCTCCCGTTCCTTCAATAGTGTCCAAGAGTGCTTGCCCTGCGTTTGTACATGCTGATACTGACGCTTCGTTACGCGTGAGTATATCAGGGGCTGTTTGCAAAACGTTAACGACTTCGTTAGGTTTGAAAGGTAAATTGTTATTCTGTGTATCCATTTTGATAGTTCTTTAAATAATTGATTCAGTTGATTAAAATCCTGCTTCTTCATCTTCTTGTGATATAGTTGCTGTTATTCCGGGAATAGGAGCAGGTTCAGCCTGTGGCTGTTCGCCAAAATCTTGGATAGGATTAAATGATTGCGGTTGTAATGCCGGTTGTGGCTGTATTTCCTGTGGCTCCTGTATATTCTCCAGTCCGTAATCAATTTCCTGAGGTTCTTCCTGGGTTTCGAACACAGTAAATTTCCCGGTACGGACTTTTGGATAAGCATCGAAAGCATGTTTAATCAATTTGCTTTCCAGGAAGCCAGGATCAATACTGCCTTCATTAGAGGTGTATAATGCATTCGCACTACCTTCATTCTGTTTTGTCTTGTAGTTATATCGTTGATTATTTTTAAGGCTATAAGACTCCAATCGCTTGATATCGCCTTCCATCATCCAATGCCAATCAATGGTACCGTCTGCTCGAACGATCCGGATAAAGCCTCCGATTACTTTGTTTGACTTGCGTGGGCATGCAGCAGTATAAGTTACAGTCTTTTTCCCATCTACTATTCCGGGGCAGAACGTATCACCTTCGTAAGCGATCACTGGGTTATCAACATATCTTACCTGGCCGGCACGTTGGCGCATTACCAATTCGCCGTATCCTGTGATAGATAGATATGCGCGTTGTTCCCAGACTTCATTGCCCTGTTGATCTTTGTATCCAGTCTTAGTGTTTCGTGGCAGAATATAACAATGAGGACGGCCGGTAGGGTCAAGGGAAAGACCGTTTACTGCTATATCCAAGAAACAACCAAACAATGACAGCTGTGAGCATTTCTGCAAGGCCGGTTTGTCCTGAAGGATTTTTCGGAAATTGAATTTTTCCTTCTCATAGATTTGTACGCCTTGATCGGTTCCCCAGATGGCGTTATACATTTGAACGAATTTCTGTTCGACACGATCGTCTTCTGCGATCATGAGCGGATTTAGCTGATTTAATTCAGCTATCTTTAATTGAACTTGATTTGACATAATGAATTTGATTTTAATAGTTGATTACCATTTCTTTCCAACGGCATAAGCCATTATCAGACTCCCTGCCATTGTTATAATATGCAGGTAGTTACCTTTAATGATGCCGACCAAACACAGGGTGCCCAAGGCTATTAAAGACACAGATGTTCCCCACCTCAGGTAATTCCCAAGTTTCAAAAAGTCGATTTTCATCAGAATATGTTTTTGAAAATTTTGTTTGCCGGAAGTGCGTTGCCTAATATATCCATTGCACTAGCGTTCTCTAATTCAGAGCGTTTGAAGTAATACTTCCCGCGTTGAGAGTTTCCGGTCGGGTAGCCGATAATCCAGCGTTTAGCCCGCCATTCTTCGATCAGTTTCTTTGAATATTCCCGCTCAGCATCAGCGGCAGTCACTACTTCGGAAAGAAGGCCTAAGCCTTTCAGCGTCGCAATTGTGCCAATTTTTATGCCTGCGGTAACGATTTGTTCTATTGTCCTATCTTCCATTTTAAGCAATGCCGTTTACGATTAATACTTTGGGTTGTAGAGATTTCGAGTCGGATTTTATGTTGTAAACACCTGGTAACGCTTTACCTGGGACGCCTTGCTTAGTTATTAATATTAAATTTCGAATTCAGAGACTTCTTCTATTCTATATCTTCTTATCCTTGACCGTCTGCCTCGTCTTATATCATCGTTATGATCTAGGGCGATCTGAAAGCAAATAATAAGAAGGAAAGAGAGAGCAACGATTGATCGTTGTAATTGGGGAAAGTCGATGTTTAGAGCAAATGCTCTATTCGCCCACCATGCCCCGAGTTCATTAAGTTTACTGGTTCCTGTTTTTTTGTAAGCCTTATCCAGTATCACATTGATTGTTCCATAGGCAGTTCCAAGCTTATCGGCCATTTCCTTTTTTGCTAAACCGCAAAAAGCTAAGCCGGCGATTTGATTTTCACGCTTGGTAAGTACCGTGTCAGCTTGCAGGTTCATAAGGTGTCAACTTTTCAAGTCCTGCGGCCGTATCAGCGATATCCTGCATTGCCTTTAAATTTTCCTGTGCTAACCGGGCGGCAGCAGCCATGATCTTAGCTTTATATGATGATCGGCTGGTATGTCTTGAGTTCAAAATGTTGTGAACAGTACCAGTAGAGCATCCAACCTCCTCGGCTATCTTTTTTTCATATCCTCCGGGAAGATGCGATTTGATAATTTCTAATTGATTTTCCATATACATTATTATATTATAGTTTTCTTTGAGTTCCCGGAAGTAGAGCTATCCACTTCCGGGATTTTACTTAACTTTGTGATTGATATTCCTAGTATTAATCATTGAAAATTAAGTAGTATGAGTGATTTTTTAGAGTTGACATTAAAAGATAATCAAAAGATTGTCGTTAATATTCATTCTATTCAGTCCATTGTTAACGATGGGGATGGGGTTGTAGTTGGATTTTTAGAAGGACATCTAAAAGTTATTGAAGTTCTTGAATCTTATGAAGAAATCAAGTATAAATTGATACCTTCATCGAAACCTAAAGAGCCAACTCAACGTCGTGTGGCCAGAGGTGTAAATGCACGCTAGCTTTCTTCAGTCCATGTTATTCGGCCTTTAATGAATAAGTAAAATTCTTCAGCTAGGGCTGGGGTGTAAATCTCATCCTTATTATTAAGGACTGACTGCTCTACACACCATTTTCGAAGTTTTTCATCTTTATGGCTTCGGAAGTGGTGTGTCCTGTTTATCCCCAAAAGCAGGACACTTCCTGTATATTGCGATACTCTTGACTTAACTGTATTTAGATAATCTTTGTCCTGTATATAGAATTGAAGAATACAATAGTCCTCTGGAGAGATTGATATTCCAACCAATGTCGGGTGGTCTCCTTTTTTTATAGAGTTTAATAATCTTCTTTTTGACAAATAGGATCTTACTGTACCACTTGTCGAAACAAAGATGGTGCCTACCATTAAGACTAAACTGATAACTAAAATTGTTTCCATATTCTTCATTTTTTAGAGTAAATAATCTATTTGCTTCATTTTGCATCCGTTTTATTTGGCGATTGCCAAAGGATTGCATTAACTTTATAGTGCAAATGTAATATTATTACAGTCTACTTCCAAGTATTTACAGTAATAATTTTACTCAAAACTGTAAATAATTTATAATTCGCTGATATTCAGTATATGAAAAAAGGAGAGAAGCTGAAAGAATTGATTGCTAAGAAAGGTATTAATATAGAGACTTTTGCGGCAAATATAGGGGTTAGTACATCAAGCGTGTTTAAATATTATAACAAAGAACACTTTGATTCAGAGCTACTGGAGAAATTTTGTAGTGAGTTAGACGTGCCAATTACAATATTTTTTGATGATAACATTATGCATCAGACTTCGACGGGGAATTCCAATGTATTAGTTGGACGTGACAATAATGGGAGCATCTCAACCAAGCAGTGTCAAGATCAACTTGACGATGCTCTTTGTGAAATAAAGCATCTAAAAGATGAGATTAGCGGAAAAGATAAGCTGATTCACGAAAAGGAAAGATTGATTGATGTCCTAATGAACATGGGATCAAGTAAGAACGTGGATATGTCTATTATTGTGTATGCCACAACAGGATCGGTCAAAATTGATATTCTCCAAATAACCAATATTACACCTTGTACTGGACAAGAGAAAGAGTTTGTTAGCAAGATTAATAGTGGATCAGGACATGAGTATCCATGTTGTATAATACACTTAGGCAAAGAGACTCTTCCTGTATTGCAAGATCCAGAATACATTTGGAGTTTGATAATAGAAAAGCTTACATACATTCTTAAAGGATAAAAGGTAAGCTAAGAAGAAATCAATTATAAAAACAACTTAAACAAGTATTATTATGAACTTATTCGCAATGTTCGCAGGGTTAGCAGGTGTAATACAATTGATTATATTAATTGTATTAATAGTGAAATTTATGCAATTAGTTTCAGATGTGAAGCTTATTCGTATGAACCAAAGTAGGGTAGATCAAGATTACAGGATCGCCTTTTATAAGTATTTAGTAGCTGGAGACAAGGGGAAAGCCAAGGAAGTCTTATTTGATGAGATTGCCAAAACTAAAGAGTTTCGTCAGATTGTCCAGGGTGTTAATGAGAAGTATGCAAATGACTTATCAAACCAGTTGAATGAAAGGTTTAAAAAAGAACTAAGTATCCTTGATATGGATCGGGTTGATTTTGCAATAATTAGCCAAGGATAAGGATTTATCATTGATTAAATTATAAATTGTAGATTATGGATAACTTAAAAAATATCAATGATGTTATGTTTTGGCGAACAAAGAGCGATATTATACTTACTCAGTATGCCATGAGAGATAGGAAAGTTGGTCATTTTGTTAGAGCTCGTTATTACAACAATATCAAATCGTTTACAAAGGATCCCACTGACAGAGATATTATAGAAGAGCATCTGATCAGGGAAAAATGGCTGAAAAGAACTGACGATAAAGAGCACTCAATCTCTATTACTGAAGAAGGTTTTTGCGTACTTAAAGCGGGAATTATTGAAACAGAGGTTAGAGCGATGTTGAACAACTATTTATCAGTAACTATCGCTCTTTTTGCTTTGGTGATTTCATTAATAGCATTAATTGATAAAGCATGAATTGAAATGAAGAATAATTGGGTTTCATTATTAGCGTTGCTGGTCTCTATCATAGCACTTATGTTGTCGTATAGAGTGGTTCCTGTCGACTTCAAAGATTATTGGGGCTTTGTGCTTGGAGTACAAAGCCTATTAGTTACAATATTAATAGGTTGGCAAATACTGAATGTGTTTGAAGTCAAAAGACAAATAGAAGACTTTAATGAAACTATTAGTAAATTGAAAAAAGAGAATGAAAATATAATTCACGACAAAATTAGCGATTATGATCTGACTGTAAGTGCATTGTTTCAGCAGTTAGAAGGTATTCGTCAATTTAATAGTGGACATGGGAAAGATGCTTTGGCTTTTTTTATGGAATCCTTAAAATTGTTGAATACGGCATCTGATAAAACTCCTATAGATGGGCTTGTGAGTTATATTTTGGGCATAAAATCAGAAAAGTTATATGTATCTCCGATAAGTAAGGAAGACATTGATGTATATCTCCAAATAATATCAGATTGTACGTCAGAAAAGAAAACAGAACTTTTGAAGTATGTAATGTCTTTACCTGTAAGTAAAGAAAATGATAACTAATATAAATTGTAGATTATGAAAGATTATGTGGTAAAATTTGAAATAGATGGAGAACTTCATCAATTAGTATTTTCTGATGAAATAAGTAATCCAATAGCAAGAGAGATAAATGCGAAGATGTGGATAAGTGATTATATTAAGCAGAATTTCAGAGGAGAGTGAAAATTATACAGAATAATCAGTATTAATCCTATTTCATTATGATAACTCCAGCAATAAAAGATAAAGTGCTGAATGCGATTTTGGCAGAGGATGAACTAATGATTGTTTTATCTTACGATGACGTTTTTCCTAATAAAGAAATACCCTATTGGGAATTTAAGCTAGTATTACGTTCTTTCGAAAGTTATGGACTTCTTCATAAATTAGGCTGTCATCATGAAACAATGAATACTATGACCAAGGATGCAGGATTATATGATTTGCATCAACACGGTGGATTTGTTGGTCGTGAAGAAATTCTTAAGGCTAATTTGGAGAAATTAAACCGAGAACTTCTTGTACTTGCCGACAAACTTGAACCATCTGAACTTGATAGACTTAAGAATATTTCGGATATAGCTGGGAGTATTATCACTTTTTTGGGTCTCATAAAATCCTGATGTGTAATTAACTAATTGTACGATAGGATCATCAAGAGTAATAAATATAGGTAATTGGGAATAATCTTTGAAGACTAATTTTTGATTAACAATAAGCTGTCTTTCAATATATGTTTCGCTACCTTGCTTTTCCTTATTGTAAATGATTTCTATTTGAAAAATTTTGTTCATGACTTTTATTCTAAAATATAAATTGATGGAAAATAAAGACAAAATTATCGCTACTCTCCGGCAACAGCTAAAAGATGCTGCTAGCCGGTGCAATGCCCTAGAGCAAGAAAATGCTTTCTTAGCATACCAACTTGAAAAGAAGGGGGAGAAATGTCCTGCATCACGCTAAAGATAGATAAAGGGCAATCACCTACCTTCCACGAGATAATCCGGCTGTCTCAGGTATTCGAGAAGGTAACAGAGTATAAAAAGCATTACTCTGTTACTATATCCCAAGAAGAGTTATGTCGGTATCCGGATCAGATTCACGACATCATTAGTTTGTTTTCAACTCTTCAGGAAGGGGAGTGGTTTAATATACCGGATTACGGAACAGACGCCTGGGCAGACTGGATGATCGATCTGCATTTAAGCAGAAAAAGAAGAAAGTGATCGTATTGTAAGGTATTTAAAAAAGTCAAAGAATATTTTGAGGGATTAGATAAAAAAACTATATTTGCGCACCATTTTTAGATAAATGGTTATACAGTGTGTTGCGCAGCCGGAATGCAAACTCAAGATCTTTGATAATTTATTGAATACTTCAGATACGAAATCTGTTATTCCGCTTTTGAAGTTGTATTTTGTTGGAAAAAATACAATCAAATAGTAGCCTACATTATTCATAGTGGATTCATTTCAGGTTATCAAAACAGATATGGGGACAA